GATCAGCTGTATCGTTTACTTCAGGAGAACCTACGCGCTAAAGAAGGACAGCCTGTGGCTGTTGTCGGCGGCGTGGAAGTTCCAGTTGGTGAGTACATCGCCAACCTGAAAAACCCCGGCAGCGGTTACGAGCACCACTTTGCAGCTACGAACCGTGCCGGCATGGGTGTTACGGGTAGTGCCCGCAATACATCCCTCCCCGGCCAAGCCAACCCCTGGTCTAAGGACAGCTGGAACGTCACTCAGCAAATGATGATGCTTGCCAGCGACCCCGACAAAGCCCGGTTGTTGAAAGCCGAAGCCGGCCTCTAGCCCCTGTGGGGCAACCTCCCCAACCTTGACTCCACTGGAGCTACCCAATGTCTGCTTCTAACAGCAACTTCGGGGGAACTTTTCTCTCGAACCTTGTAACTCGTCCCGAGTTTCTTCAGTACACCGCTGAGGGCATCTTCGAGCAATCGAAGTGGGTCCAGAGCGGCATCATCCAGCGCAACGCTGCCCTTGATGCCCGTGCTGGCGGCACCCGCGTGCGCGTGCCTTTCTTCGACCCCATCGCCCCCACCGAAACCCAGATCCTCTCCACCTCCAGCTGGAACGGTGGCCTGGGTTATCTGACCGCCCAGAACGTCACTGCCGACGAGCAGATCATGACGATTCTGCACCGTGGTTTCGCCTACGCCGCAGACGACCTGAGCAAGCTCGGCTCTGGCGCCGACCCCCTGGCCCACGTCCGCAACCAGCTGACCGCCGCCATCAACAAGCTGAAGACCTCCACCCTGGCAGCCCAACTGCTGGGCCTGTTCGGCGGCATCTCCGGCGCTGGCGTCCTCGGCCCCAACCAGACCGACAAATCGTTCGCTGGTGTCCCCGGTTCGATGACCGAGGCCAACTTCCTGAACGTTGCCAACGTGGTGGCCGCCAAGGCCAAACTGGGCGAGCGAGGCGACAACTTCGACTCCATCGCAATGCACTCCAACGTTGCGTACTACCTCCAACAGGTGGGAATGCTCGTTTTCAGCACTTCCGCGCTGTCTGCAGGTGGCGCCGTTGTGTGGGGCGGTGGCGGTGTGGGCGTGACCCAAACCGAAGTGGCGACCTTCGCTGGTCTCCGCGTGGTGATCGACGACCAGCTGGTTGCACTGACCGGCGGCACCGCTACCCACGCCAAGAAGTACCCCGTGTACCTCTTCCAAAGCGGCGTTGTCTCCGAGGGCATCCAACAGGATCTCCGCCTTGGTGCAGACCGCAACATCCTGTCGATGCAGGACATCCTGGCCGTCGACTACCACTACGGTTACCACGTGACTGGCACCAAGTGGAACGTGGCTGGCGACAACCCGACCAACGCTGCCACCACCGGCAACCTGGCCGATACCGCCTCCTGGAGCCTGGTGTACAGCACCACCAAGCAAGTGCCTATCGCTCGCCTGCTCTGCAATACGCCCTTTGACACAACGGCGTACTGACAAACAGCTTTACTTGCTGTACGATATGGGCTCCTTACAGGAGCCCTTTTTTATGGAATTACGTCGGATACCCTCAGTAATCGGCTACAGCGCAACAAAAACAGGGGAAATTTACAGCCATCATCGATATGAACCCTTTCCCTTAAAACAGACTTTTCATACTCAGGGGTATAGACAGGTCAACTTAAAGACAACTAAAGGATTTAGAACTCGATTAGTCCATGTTTTAGTTCTTGAAGCATGGGTAGGTCCGCGCCCAGAAGGAATGGTCACAAACCATAAAAACGGAGACAAGACTGACAACAGACTTGAAAATCTTGAGTATGTAACGCAAACGGAAAATATGAAGCACTCTTACGCAATGGGACTAAGCCCAAAACCCCCGACCCGCTACGGGGAACAGCTGACGCACCTTACAAAAATGACAGAAGAAAAAGTCCTGGCTCTACGGGCCGAAAGCGACCGCGAGCCAGGTTACCTCCAACGTATGGCGAATAAGTACGGGATTACTGCCGCAACAGTGTCAAAAATCCTGCTACGCCAGACTTGGAAACACGTTTAACCCTCAATTTTACCAATCCGAATTTGCTCCTGGTACTCAAAAATCTCCGGAGCCCGCCCCACCAACTTGTAGGAATGGCTCAAAAGCTCACGAAACACATGTGGACTAACGGCCAGCTCCTGCTGGATCGTCTCGGCATCTTTACCAGCGGCAAACATCTCGCGGATTGCCACTGCAACGGGCTCCAGTGAGCGAACGGTGTCACCAGGCAACGCGGACGGCGCGGATTTCTCCTTTACTTCTAGGCTGTCAGCAGCTTTGCGAGCAGGCATGAGTACAGTGCGTCTCTTCGTACTACAGGATAACTGTCGCAGCTTTGTTGACGTCCAATACGGCCAACACCTAGAAGCCCAAGCCGAACTGGAAATGTTTGGCGCAAAGGTGTATCACTCAATGGTGCTGAGGAATCCTCCCAAACAAAGGAAATCACGCACTGGCGCTAGACTCAAACAAAGGATGTACTAACTGTGGCTGCCGTCATTGATGCCACCATCGCTGGGACGTCAGCCAACAGCTACGTAACGCTGGCTGCTGCCAACACGTATTTCGAAACTGTCCCGGACTCGGCCACCTGGACCGATAAAACCGACGACCAGAAAAACCGCGCCCTTATCAGCGCCACCCGCTGGATCGACGCCCTGAGCTTCTACGGCGACCGCTGCACCACGACGCAAGCTCTGAAGTGGCCGCGCGAGGACTTCGAAGTTGACGGCATCGAACTGGTCTGCACTGTCATCCCTACAGAAATCAAAGTCGCCACCTACGAACTGGCACGCGCCCTCGCCAACGACACCGACGCCATCACGGGCAGCACCGGCACCACCGGCCTCTACGACCAAGTGGAACTGGGCGAACTAAAGGTCAAATACAAATCCAGCTCCATGACACCGGGCATGGTGAACAACGTCTTCGACCTCTACCCCTGGCTGCAGACCTACCTCGGCGCTTATTGCATGGGCGGCGCCACCAACTACGCCGTCCGTCTACGTCGAGGCTGACATGGGCCTAATCGACACCACCTTTGCCCCAATCCCGACCTCCGTCCTTGCCGACTGGGGCCAAAACATCACGTATATCAAAACTTCTACACCCCGAACCTACGATCCAACAACCGGCATAGTAACTGGCGCCGATACCACGGTCACAGTCAAAGCAGTCATCACCCGAGTCAGCCCGCGTGAAGCCGAAGGTCTATACCAAACCACTGATCTCAAAGTCATCATCGGCGCCAGTGAGCTTGGCACGTACTACCCGACTGAGGCCGACCGCATCCGATACCAGCAAGCTGGAGCAACCCGCGAGGCAAAGATCATCGCCATCACAACCTATCGCGGCGACAACCCGGTCTACCACTCTCTAATCGTGAGGCCCCAGTAATGGCAAGGGACTTTAAAAATTTAGTGCGCGACATACAGGAATTAGTTACAAGCTCTGCCCGTACAGCCGCAGTAGAGATCATGAATAGTTTGGCCGAACAAGGCCCTGCCTACTCAGGTCAATTCTCGTCTGCCTGGTACGCAGTTGAGCCTGGTCAGCAAGCAGGCGCCCCTCGATCAGCAGGAAACAACATCTACAGATACGACTTGCGCAACGTACCGAAAACACGATTCCGTTCCGGCACTTACTACGAAATAGTCAACGGAGCTGACTATGCTCCACAAGCTTTAGATCTCGAAGAGGGCCGTTTTGAGACCCAATATGACACTGAAGGTAATATCCTCGAACCCCTAAAAACACCAGTAGCCGTTGGCCGCCGCACGGGGCCAAAACGAGGTCAAGTGAGCAATGGTGCCGGTTTTGCTGTAAGTACCGCACCATTGGACTGGTACGTTACATACACAAGCGGTGGTGCCATGCAACGCGATTTAGGAAACGGTGTCCGCCTCGGTTTCCGCCAAGGCCCTCGCGGCGGCAACGCCCCAGGTACAGGATTTAACTGATGAACTACCAAGCAATCCGCGCCGCCGTCGAAAACCCGCTGCTTTCCGCATTTGGCGCACTGGCACCTGCAGTGCCTGTTTACTTCGACAACATCACAGCGGTACCACCTAACACCACTACTGAGTACGTGCGCGTCAATGTTACTTTCGGTATTACCAACGAACCCACGCTTACCAGCAGCGTTGACAACGCCCGTGGCGCGATTGTTATCCGCATTTTCACGGAAAAAGGACGCGGCCCAGCCCGCAACCAAACGCTAATCACCACTGCAGTCAACGCACTGGAAACACTCAACAACACCGCGAAAACAACCAGCGGCGTATTTTTCCGCGTCGGCGAAATTAACGGCCCGACGTTTTCGACAACAGAAGATGCGCCCCACTTTATGGGGCGGATAGACACGTCCTACGTTGCAACTGTGTTGTCGTAGGTAATGCTTAGTTACAGGCGCTAACCTGTATTAAGCCGGGCAGTGCCCGCCCAACAACGTTCACTTGGTACGCCCTATGGCCACCACCGTTCTGTCCGGCACGTCCGGCGCCCTCTACTACAAACCCGCCGGCACCACCGGCACCTTTGGTGAATCCGGTGTCAACATTTCCACCGATGTGATCACCGTCGCCCCCTACCTGAACTTCAAGGTAGGCGACCCGGTGAAATTCCGCGTGGTAAATAGCCAGACTGGCGGCTCCGGTACCGGCACCCTGCCTGCGCCTATCTCCGACGCCACCACCTACTACGTGCTGAGCTACACCGCTGCAACTGGTGCACTCACCGTATCGACTACCGCTGGTGGCACCATCCTGGCCATCACCGATGACGGCACTGCCGTTGCCCCCAACGAGTTCGAGGTTTACTACGCCGACTTCGCCGTAGTTGGCCAAGTCCGCGACTGGAGCTTCGAGATCAGCCGCGCTGAAATCGACGTCACCACCATCGGTCAAACCCCCGGCCAGTACGTTCCCTTCCGCAGCTACATCAGTGGTTTCGGCGATGGCACCGGCACCGCAACGGTCTACATGACCAACGAGGACGCCGCCCTGTCCAACCGCATGATCGAGGACGTGCTCCAGCGCCAGCAAACT